TCCTTGATGGAGTTGAAAAGGCAAGATCCACACATACTGATGAAATGGGAGGATACGACAATTTATCTAGAATAGGTGCTTATAGTGGAAGTCAGGGTTCACTGAATGGAGCAATTTCAGATCTTAGAATTACTAAAGGTGTATCTAGATATCCTTTCTTACCTTTGAAAGAAACACTAACAGCTACTACTACATTTCAAGGAACAGTAGTAGGTAATAGTGGTTCTGATACTAAACTTATAGCTTTTTCTACTGCAACATTGACTGCTGATGCATCAGGACAAAGTAATGCGTTAACTATTAGTGGTGTTACAGCAAGTACCTTTGGTCCTGACTCAACTATGAAATCTGCGTTATTTGATGGAAGCAATGATACAGCAACAGTTACTGATAATGATTTTGGTCTAGGAAATAATTTCACATTAGAAGCATGGATATATCCAACTGCGGCTGGAGGAGATGCTGTTGGGGATATAATATTCATGACAAGAAATGGATCTAACAATGGTGCTTGGTTATCAATAGATAGTTCTAGACATCTTAATGCAAAAATAATATATACAGGGAGTTGGACATTTGAAGTTAACGGAACATATGCACTTGAATTATATAGGTGGCATCATGTTGCTATGGTAAGAAATAGTGGAACTATTTACGTTTTTCTTAATGGATGCAAATATTCAAATGGTAGTAATAATAGTGATATAACTAGTTATACTCAATTAGATATAGGACATCAAAATAATGGAAGACATTTTACTGGTTATATGTCAAATGTAAGAGTTATTAATGGTACTGCAATATATGATACAGATTTTACACCGCCGTCACTAGCACTAAAAGGATAAAAAATTAATTTAAAGGAGAAAAAATAATGAGTGAAGAAAATACAGTAGATACTGAAAGTGAAACTCCTGAGGTTTCACCAGCAGAAAACTTTATAGATGCAATAACTTCAAAAGACTATGTTGCTGCAAGTAAAGAATTTGAAGAAATGATGCTATCTAAAATTGATACATCGATGGAACAGGAAAAGATCAACTTAGCTGGTCAGATATTTAATGGTGAAACTCCACCAGAGGATGAAGACGAAGAAGAGGAAGATCACATCGAAAATGATTATGATGAAGAAGAAGATCTTGACGATGACGCAGAGGAAGATTCAGAAAAATGGGATGAAGATGAATCAAATAAACGCATCGATATCATAGGACAAAATGGAAATGATGGACTTCATTATGATCAAGAAGATGAAGAAGACGAGTCAGAATATGATGAGGAAGAAGAAGATCTTGATGATGAAGAAGAAGTAGAAAAGTAAAAAGTTATAAATAATAGTAATTAGATTAATATGTTAGATTTCAAATATATCAGAGAAGCTGCTAAAGATAATTCTAGACCGGTTCTCAGAAAAAAACTAATGGGAGTACCTGTTAAGATTACAACGGGGAAAAGATTGGGTCGAACATATTTTGATCTATATATTGATGGGGAAAAGTTAGCGCAATATGATAACCAGAACCTAGCAATGAAAACGGCCAAAGAATTCGTAAAACAATATAGGAAGAGCAAATGAATATAACATTACTCAAAACCGCAGGAGCAAATGCAACAGGTTCAGGTGCTGCTTCTAATTTTGGATTCGCACAGAGCGTATATGTAGTAGCTAGAGGAGCAAATGATCTTGTTACATCTAGTACTGGTGGATCTATTCATCTACACTCAAATCAAGCTATTGTAATTAATAAAGATAGAGCAGAAACTTTATATGCTGGTGCTAATACAACTTTCTTTACACCTATAGGTTATCCAAGAGGTTAATATGAAACTGATATCAGAACACGTTGATCAAGATATACAATTCATCGTAGAGAAAAATGAAAAGGGTGAAAAATCCTACATGATAGAAGGGGTTTTTGCACAGGCCGAACAACCAAATAGAAATGGCAGAATGTATCCTATGGATGTAATGGAACAGGCTGTCGGTAAGTATAAAAAAGAATTCGTAGGTAATGGTAGAGCAGTCGGAGAACTAAATCATCCGGACGGTCCTACTATTAATCTCGACAAGGTTTCACATCTCGTTACTGAGTTAAACTTTAAAGGTAATGATGTTGTGGGAAAAGCAAAAATTTTAGATACTCCTAACGGTAATATCGCTAAGAAATTACTTGAAGGAGGTGTAAAATTAGGTGTTTCAACTCGTGGTATGGGAAGTCTTATGCCAAAGGGTAACGTTATGGTAGTCAAACCAGATTACAATCTAAATGCGATAGACATCGTACAAGATCCATCTGCTCCTGGAGCTTTCGTTAATGGGATAATGGAAGGTGTAGAATGGGTTTGGAATAACGGGATCATAGAGCAAAAGGCAATTGAACAAATGGAGACAGAAATTAAAAATGCTCCACGATCAAATAGGTATGTTACCGAAGTTCGTGAGTTTAAGAATTTCCTCTCGTTACTAAAACAATAAACATTTAGCAAAAAGGGAGTCATAATAATGACTGATAAAGAAAATATCGAACTCGAAGACTCTCCAGAGGAAGAAATTCAGGAAGCCTCAGCAGAAGTGGATCAACCAGATGAGAAGAAATCTGAGCAATCCGTTGCAGCAGCTCAAAAGGGCGGTAAAGTCGCTCCAAAGAGATCAGCAGCAGGTGGTGCAAGTGATAACACTACTCAAGATCCAATGCCAAAGACTAAAGGTGGTATGTTAAATGCAATGTATTTAAAAGCTAGTAAGATGAATAAAGCTGATCTTACGAAGGCTTATACTGCAATGCATGGAACAAATGAATCTGTAGAAGAAGAAGATTTTGTAGATGCTGATGATATTGAAATCCAAAATAATGATTTCTCTAAAGATATCGATGCATTAGTAGAATCTGAAGCAACACTTTCTGCAGAATTCAAGACCAAGGCAGCTACTATCTTTGAAGCAGCACTGAAAAGTAAACTCTCTGAAGAAATCGATTTGATCGAAGAACAATACAAAACTGAACTCAGCGAAGAAATTGCATCTACTAAGGCTGAACTCGTTGAGAAAGTTGATAACTACCTAAATTACGTTGTAGAGAATTGGATGGAAGAAAATAAGTTAGCTATCCAAGGTGGTCTACGAACAGAAATCGCAGAAGGATTCATGAATAGCCTGAAAGGATTATTCGAAGAATCTTATATTGAGGTTCCTGAATCTAAGGTAGATCTAGTAGATGATCTTTCTAGTCAGGTCGATGAGTTAGAAGAGCAACTCAATAAACAAACAGAACAAGCTATCGAGCAATCAGCAGAACTTGAAGAACTCAAGCGAGATAATATCGTAAGAGAACATTCAAATGGTCTAGCTGAAACTCAAGTTGAAAAACTTAAAAAGCTTGCTGAAGATATAGATTTCGTCAATGAAGAAACTTTTTCAGAAAAAGTTAAAACCATTAAGGAATCTTACTTTAAAAAATCAACTCAATCTGTCTCAGAGGAAGATAATCCATCAGAGAATGAAGCACCTGCATTAGATGCTTCTGATCCAATGGCTAAGTACCTCGAGGCTATTAGAAAAACCGAAAAATAAGGGAGCCTAAAAAATGATGCAAAATACAGTATCATATGATAAGTTGATCGAAAAATGGTCACCAGTTCTTAATGAAGAATCAGCCGGTGCAATTTCCGATCCACATAGAAAGGCAGTTACAGCTGCTATTCTAGAAAACCAAGAGATTGCTCTTAGAGAAGAAGCATCTCAAATGAACTTTATGACAGAAGCGGCACCTGCAAACGCTACTTCTGCTGCAGCGAACTGGAATCCAGTTCTTATCGCACTTGTCAGACGTGCAATGCCAAACCTAATGGCATACGACATCTGTGGTGTACAACCTATGTCAGGACCAACAGGATTGATTTTCGCAATGAAATCAAGATTCGACGGTGGTTCAACAAGTAACACTGAAGCGCTGTTTAACGAAGCAGACACACAACACTCAGGTGATTCAGCTAATTCTATTATTGGTGCTGATAATAACCCTGACGGAAACCCTGCCAATGCTTCACTTAGAACAAACAACGTTTCAGGTTTAGATTCAGGTGATCCAGGTCCAGGAGATCTTAACAATACAGGAACAATTGCTGACTCAGTAGTAACAGACCTTGCCTTCACTGGTATGGAAACAGCCAATGCTGAGGGTTTAGGATCATCAGGTTCAGGACCGAGTTCCACATTCAAAGAAATGGGATTCACAATCGAAAAAGCAACTGTTACTGCAAAGACAAGAGCGCTTAAAGCTGAATACAGTTTAGAACTTGCTCAGGATCTTAAAGCTATTCATGGCCTAGATGCTGAGTCCGAGTTAGCTAATATTCTTTCAACTGAAATCATGGCTGAGATCAACCGTGAAGTTGTCAGAACAATTAACTCACAAGCTAAGCTAGGTGCTTTACAAGCTTCAAACATTTCTGTTAAGGGTATATTCAACCTTAAGACAGATGCAGATGGCAGATGGTCAGCTGAAAAATTCAAGGGTCTAATTCTTCAACTAGACCGTGAAGCCAACACAATCGCTAAAGAAACTCGTAGAGGTAAAGGTAACTTCGTCGTGTGTTCTTCAGACGTAGCTTCAGCATTGAATGCTTCAGGTATGATGGACTATGCTCCAAATATGAGTACTAGCTTAAATGTTGACGATACAGGCAACACTTTTGCAGGTACTATAAATG